ATGTTGGCATGCCACCTTGTGGGGGTGCGTACCCCCTGCTGTGGGGGTACTGGCAGACACCCCACCACGGAGGGGCTCGGTGGCCATGCGTGCACGTGTTCATACGTGCACGTGTTGTACCCTTTGATCATTTCTCGAGCAATTGCGCACGCGTTGACGTTGACGCGTCAACGCGCTCGAGCACGTGCACGCATTCTCAAATCCCAACTGTCCAGTTGGATATTGTCTGAAGAAATTCGCGGCTAACTGTCGATCCCTCTTGCCATGCTATATCCAGTTGGATATAGTCTCACACGTGGCCGCGATTGAGACGGCCACGAACTAGTGAAAAGGAATCCCACAATGTCGACAGCCACCGCAATCAACACCGATACCGTCAACGTCATGCCAGCCGCCGATACGATCCGCGAACATGCGGCCGCAATCGCAGCCGCACGACGTGCACGCATGACCGCATACCAGGAAGACTTCGATACGGCCGTAAAGAGTCTTTTCGGAGAGAATGCCAAACTCACAAAACTCCCCGGTGGTTCCCCCGTGTTTGCTCAAGGAATTAGCCTTGCCCCTGGTTTCTGGTCCGGTTTCGTCAACGTATGCGGAAACCTTACGAAAGGCTGCTTCAATAGCTGCGTTTTGCAGTTTGCCGGCCGCACTACCGGCGCCACAGTCCGGGCTGCTGCTCGAGCACGGACCGGTTTGTTCAAGTATCGGCCGGATCGTTTCTATGCTCGTGCACGCCACGAACTGGCAGCCATCGTTCGAAAGGCCGACAAGTTAGGCGCCCGTGCCCATATTCGATTGAACACGGCATCAGACATCGAGCACGGAACAGAATTGCCGACACTGTTCCCAACAGCCGTGTTTTACCACTACACAAAATTTGAGGAGCGCTGCATTCAATACGCCCGCGGAATGCGGCCGTCGAATGAACACTATTCGTTCTCCGTTTCAGAAAAGAGCACGTTCGACCAGGTCAAGAGGCTGCATGCCCTGCGCGTTAACCTAATCGTGGTATTCGATAGCTGGTATCATCCGCAGTATCGTTGCCGCAAAACTGGTGCAAAGGGCCGGTTCGGTGTTCTGCCTGAGCGTATCGTGTTCCGATCCAAGAGCACGGGGGAGGAGTTTTCCGTCGACGTCCGGGATGGCGACGTGCACGACCTGAGAACGCCCGAGTATGACGGCCGCAGTGTGGCCGTCGGGCTGCGATTGAAGGGCTCGAAGGCTGCGAAGAAAAACGCCCGGGATACCGGTTTTGCGAAGTCTATCCCGGGCGGACCGCGGGGAACTATGTTCGTGGGCGAACTTGTGCAGCAGGGTACAGCCGTCATCGAATTGGCATGACGGCCGGCCGCTGTCCGCCCTGGTGCTCGTGCACCAGGGCGGCATGCGGCATGCCGTCATGCATGCATCCACACCCACTCAGGAGTTTTGCGCCCATGATGGGCATAAACATCAACGACAAAACGCAGCCTTTCACCGCTCAGATTCTGAGCGGTGAGAAAACCATCGAGACTCGCCGAAAAAACACACTACGTGCATATGTTGGCAAACGGGTCGGAATTGTTCGTACTGGCCGCGGGCCTGCCATGCTGGTCGGTTTTGCGACGATCGGCAGTCCGATTGTTTACGAGAACCGAACACAGTTTGCAGCCGATTTTGACCGGCATCGGGTCGAGCGTGGAAGCCCGCACGATTGCGGCCGACAAGGAAAGTTCGGCTACCCTTTGACCGATATCAAAGCGACGAAACCTAGGCGGGTTAATAGCTTGGGCATCGTCGCGAGAAAAATATGATCCTTTCCCGGCCGGCCCAGTGTGGGCCGGCCGATACCATCACACTCCCCGGGGGAGGCTTTCCTATGCTGCGCCTTGAATGCTGCGCCGATGGCGGCGTATGCGATTGTTTTAACTGCCGGCCGAATCCGTTGACGGCGGCCCACGTCGTCGCCGTTTGCGAGCGGTTCTATGGTATCGACGACAATGGCGTCGCCGAGCTCGAGCTCATGACGGCCGACGAGCTAGCCGACCAGTTAGAGTACTTGGCAGACTTTCAAGGGTAGCTGAGCTCGTGCACGCGTCGCGACGTCGGCCTAACTGGGCCGGCCGGCGCTCGTGCACGGGCTCACGTGGCGACGTCCGCGGCCGTTCACGGCCGCGGGCAGGCGCCGGCATGCCCATAGACTTACAAACCACACCGGCCGTCCGTGGCCGGGTGGCGACGCAGGGGAGCACCCTGCAGGCGCCCGGGCGTGCACGGCCGCACAACACCGCACAACACCGCACAACACCGCACAACACCGCACAACACCGCACAACACCGCACAACACCGCACAACACCGCACAACACCGCACAACACCGCACAACACCGCACAACACGAGCACAAAGGCCGACGACGGCCGGCCGGGCTCGTGCACGATCGACAGCCGACCGGGCAGGCGCCCCGGGCTCGGCGGCCGGCCGTGCACAGAAAAAAACCGGCCGGCAGACTTGACCAGCTGCGCGCGCACAACACGTGACACGATCGACAACATGAAAAACAGGAAACGGGCATGCATGCCCGGGAAATATGCACGCGTCGCCGGCCGACGACGGCCGGCGGAGCACCACCCCCCCTACGGCGGATGTACCCCCACAAGGTGGGGTACCTCGGCTACCCCCTCGCGATGGGGGCTACCCCCCTAACGGGGGGCCACCCCCACCCAGGGGGGTTTGCCGATTTGGCAGACCGAATTTCCAAAGCCTCCTGCTACAGGATTCCTCTGACATTTTTTTTTGGAAATTCCGCCGCGGCGTTGAGTGGCTGCAGCCACCAAAAAGCTTATCGGAAATTGTCAGAAAAAACAGCAGGAAAACTCCCGCCACCACGCCAGTATTTCCGACTGGATATTTACAGATCGTTGCGCAATAATCTCCAGCAGTTCCACGCCACAAAGCAGAAAGGTTCCAGCCATGCCCAGTCCGCCGTCTGATGAATTGCTCGTCGAGTTCCAGGGAAGGATGAGTTTCCTTGAAACCATGTGGGGGTGCAAAACCGCCTATGATGTCGACCTTGAAACCGGCCGCGGCTGGCTCGAGGTTAGGATGCCTGGCACTGGCGCCGTGCTGCGGCTCAACAAATTCAACGTGAAGGACGTGATGGTACCAGGGGAGGGCGGCGTGCAGCCGTCGGCAACATGAGCAAGCCCAAGATGATCGATCCCACCAAATACGTGCGAGTCGGAACCGCTGCGGACCTGGCTGGGGTGACGCGAGCGTATTTGAATCGAATGATTGTGGCGGGCACTTTTCCCGGCATCGAAATCGACGGCCAACACTTCGTGCTTCGTTCAGACGCTGAAAACTTTCAGCGTCAGCCGGGAATGGGCCGGCCGCGGCTCACGAAATAACGCGAACGATTTCGCGAGCGAGCTCGAGCAGCCGCGACGTTTCGACGATCACGACGCTGGGCCTGTGGTTGGCTTTGTGCCACACCACCGGAACTTTGCCAGGGGGGGAATCTTCCGCGGCTTGCTCGATCGCCGGCCACAGCTGCAGCCGCTCGACACGCTTGGCTTCGACGTGAATCGCCACGCCGTCGAGCACGACGTCGGGCGAATCCGGCCCGCCGGCGAATTGAACGCCACGTCTTGCGGCGCCGTCAGCCAGCCCGAGAATTTGCCCGAGCTCGGCGGCGCATTCGCGTTCGCCGCGTTTTCCTTTTTGGCGTGACATGCGTCCCATGCTTTTTCTCTCAGTTCAGGAAATTAATGCCGGGGGGGCTACCTCGCAGCCATGTACAAACCGATCGCGCTGAAACTGTAGCCGGCATACGCGATCGACAGCCCGTACTTCCCGTGAACCGCCAGGTCGACGGCCACCACCAAATAAATCACGCCGCAGATCGCAATGAGGTGGGGGGACATTTCAGCCTCCAATGACGCGAAGTGTACGGGCCTTGCCCTGCTTCCAAATAACAACACCGTCCCGCCGGAGCCGGTTCAGTTTCTGCTGAACGTCGCCGACGTTGGTGCCAACGCCAGCCGACAACTCGCGAACCGTTGGCGGCAGCCCGTCGGCCTCAACTGTCAGCCGGCGGATAGTTTCGACGAGCTCGAGTTGCTTGGCAGTGGTGCCGGCGGACTTCGCCCCGGGGATCTGTTTCAGCGTGTTCATGTTTTCTCCGAAACGGTGAGAGTCTTCGCGATGGTGGCGGCAAATCGATCAGCGTCCCGCCCGACGAACACCCTGGGTGGTGCTTTTTCGTCGCCGCCAGAGGCCCGCTGCCGGCCGGGGGACTTCGGCTCGTCAAACGAGCCGCCCACCACCTTCTCGGCCCAGCCAGGCTTCACCAGCTGGATCAGCGTCATCGGCGTGGAGAAGTAGCGGCACGTCTTCACGCGGCCGAGCGCCTGCCGGGCGAGATCGAGCCAGCCGTCCTCGGAAATACGCTCCTGCCAGCCCGTCGGGGGCGTTGCCGGGGTCCACGGCTTTCCTCCTGACTGGTTCCAGGCATTTCGGAATTCCTCCCAAGCGTTAGCTCCAGGGGGGGATGATGATGAAATTCTTATCTCCTCTATCTCCTCTCCTCTCCTGCGCTGCGGCGCAGGCTGTGCCTGCGCTTGAGCGCAGGGCGCACCTGCGCGTGAGCGCAGGCGACCGCGCTCCTCCTCTTGGGCCGCCGCCCTGTCGCGTTGCTGGGCTCGACTCTTGGCCGCCTGGCTGAACCGGCGATCCCATCCGGGGACAGCAACGGTAGCAGCCGTCTGGTCGATTTCCAGCCACCCGACAGCCGCTACGGCTGCCCAAAATTCAAGAGTTCCCCCGCACGTCCGCACGAGCCTGGGGGGGGTCATTTTCGCCACGCCGTCGGAGCAGTGTATGGCTGCCCACGACCAGAGCCGGTAGATCCGAAACACCACCACCTCGACCGGCTCGCCGGTCAGGTCGATGAGCTCCTGTACTTCCGGTTTGTCGGGCAGGCCGACGTCCATCGCAATCCATTCACCGGCCATCCTTGGCCTCCTTGCATTCAATCAACCACTCTCCTCCAACCCACAAATGGCGACAATGCACAAGAACCGATTCTTCGCAAAGCGACGCCCACAGCGAACTGCCAAACAAAAGAACAGACGCTATGCGAGGAGTAAATACCGGGGGGAGTCCTCCACAAAACTGCGAAAACCTCTGATAGACGCTATGAGTTATTCCAACTTTGTAAATCCTGCTTGAGGGGAGTTCAGCAGCAAGAAACAGGTATGCATAGCACGGTCCACAGGGAAGATGTTTTGCTAACACATGCAGAGAGTCTGCGTGTTCGACGTCTGTGTAAACACGAGACACTTTGTGCTCGTAGTTCACAAACGTGTCATAAACTGATCCAGCAAATGCACCGCGATGCCTTGGCAGAGGCCGCCCGCTTTCGATCGCGTTACCAATTGCCCGAGTGGTTGCAACGCTCACACGCACCTCCACTCATTCTCCAGCAGCCCACCCGCATTCCGCACCTCACGCCCGGTGTGCGTCGCGAGCCCGTCATTCCGCAAATCGTTCAGTCGCTTGTTCACCTCGTGCGGCACCAGCCCGCACCTGGCCGCGATCTCTGTCTGCCCGGCCGGCCCAAGCCGCAGGGCCTCGAGCACCTTCCACTTCTTGCCGGTGCGATTGATCCTCGCCGCGGCGTGAGAGGTGGGGGGGTCTGATTTCCGTGCCGCGAACAGCGGCCCGTAGTCAACGATCGATGGGTAGTAATCGCTCATGCATCAACTCCTTTCGTGCATAGGGCGTCAGTCACCAGTGAACTTGCTGTGCGTCCGCATCGACCTGTCCGATTCCTGCTGGCACACGTGCTGGTGTTGGTCGAGGATGTTCTCGACCCACCTCACAAAATCATTTCCAGCGGAATGCTTGTCTGCTGGCCCGGGGGGCTCAACAGCCGCGGCAATCCGCTCGGCGTTGTGCTTAAGCCAGCGCCGCACGTATGCGACGTGCCCAGGGTCGGCTAGTTCACTGCTCATGCGGCACCTCCCAGCAGTGCAACCAACAGTGGGGCCAGCCAGAGGAACGGAATGTCGTCGCCACCGCCGCCGGCCACGAACTCCGCCTTCGCCTTCTGCGGCAGCGTCTTCCGTGGCGCCGCCTCGCGGATCTCCTTCGGCAGCGGCTCCGGGCCGGGCTTCCACGTCACGACCTTCACGAACTCGTTGCCGGCCTTCGACAGGGCCAGCACCGTCTCGACCGTGGCCATCTGCCCCTTGAGCTCACGCTCGTCCCATTCACCCCGGGGGGGATCGATTCGTGCTGCGCGGCACAGCTGCTCGACGCGGCCACGCTGGTGGCACGGGATGCTCTCCCAGAACGGCTTGTACTTGGCCGACACCTCGAGCTTCACCGCGAGCAACTTGCCCTCCGGGTTGCGGTCGTTCTTAGCCCACTCCTTGTTCTGGATGCCAGCCCACACGATCTTTGCGACGTGTGTGCCATCCGGCACAAAACCCTGCTCGCCCGTCTCGCCTGCCTCGAAATCGTCCTCGCCGAATTCGTCCCAGTTCATGATTGAACCTCCGGTTCGTGTGTCCTGTTGCCGACGCGGACGATCCGCGACGCATCTCCACTGAGCAATTCCTCGATCTGATCCTTGGCCTTGTCGAACGCGAGATCCTGCGACTCATACGCCCGCGTCACCGCGGCGATCTTTCGCATGAGCTCGGCCCGCTGGTCCGCACGGACCTTCCACGGTGGGTTGTCAGACCACGACATTGGCGACCTCCTTCGGCTCGAGCTCCTCGTGCCGGGCCTCCACGGCCTTCGTCAGCGCGTCCGCCTGGTCGTCGGTCAGCTGCCCTTCCGAGAGCAGGGCGTCGATCCTGTCGCCGATCTTCCCCAGCGTGCGAACGGTCTTCGCGTCAGCGATGTGCCGTGAGATCAGATCCTGCAGCGTCTCCTCCGAACCGGGAGCCGGCGACTGTACCTCGGCCTTGCGAGCCTCGGTTTTTGCAGGGCGTTGCGCACCACCCACAGCCGCCGGGGCCGGCCCGGCGAAAATGCCTTCCAGCTGGCAGATGTCCATCGGCATCTCGGCCGGCAGGTCGAACCGGTTCTTCGCGTCCCACGCCGCCGAATGCTCGGCGTGCATCACGCGATCCTTGCCGCCGGTGGCCTTCAGCCGGCCGTCGCTGCCCTCGACCAGCTTGGTGCGGTAGTTGCAGAACAGCAGCAGATCGCACCACTCGCGGAGCAGCGGCGCCGACTGCTTCGTGAGCTTCAATTCGTACCTGTCGAACCCGTCTGTCTGATCCGGGGGGGAGGTTCTTTTCACCGTCGAGTGGGCCACGAACACGACGTTGATGCCCTGGCCGATCAGCACGTCGCACGACGCGAGAAAGCGGGTCCAGTGCTCGGCCACCATCGTGTAGCCCTTGCCGAACCCGAAATCCTCGATCGACTTCTTGCCGCTGGTCTTGAGCAGCCACTCGATGAGAAGCTTCTCGGCCCAGTCGGCCGAGTCGATCACGATCGTCTTGAAGCCCTGAGCGTTCACGGCGAGCTCGGTGAGCGCCAGCGTGAGGCTCTTCCAGTCGTGGATCGACGCACGGGCCACGTCGATGTGGTTCGTGCCGTCCTCAGTGTCGAGCACCAGGGGGGAGGGAAACTGCGTCGCCAGCGTCGTCTTACCGATGCCCTCAATGCCGTAAATCGTGCCGCGAACCGCCGCCTGGCGGCGGCCGCGTGTGATGTTCAAAACTCCGCTCATGTCGAGCTCCTTTCGTGATAGGTGGTGATGTCATTCATCGAAAACCCCGAGTTCACGGCGGCATCCTGCCGACGCTCCATCGACTCAATAGCAACCGCGATGCGTTCCAGCGACGAGGCGACGCGTCGCTCAAACGCAGCGATCAAAGCAGCACAGAACGAGTCGACCGACGCCGGCTCCGGCTGCTTTGAAGCAACGCCCTTGCGGGACTGCACCGGCTCGTCGCCTTGCGATGCCAGAAACTGCTCGGCCGATTCGCGGTGCACGAACCACCGGTTACTGCCGCCAAACTGCATGCCAGGAATCTCTCCGGCCTTTACGGCGTCGGACAGCAGCTTCCACGCAGGCGAATGGCCGGCGCTCTTGTCGCGCTGGCGGAAATCCCAGTCAGATAGCGGGACAAAGCCCTGCGGGACGAATTCTTTCATGCTCATGTCGATCTCCTTTCGTCATTGCGAACAATGCGTGCAGCCTCTGCCAGCGCCGTCCTGAGCGCCAGAACATCAGCAGGCTCCACGCGATACAGCCCACGATCCAACTGCTCCATGCCGGCCACCAGCACGCGAGCAACCCGAAACACTCTTCCCATCGCAGCACCACGGTCGCAGTTCATCTGCGACCTCGACCGGGCCGCCCGGTCAGGCATGAAATTCGTCGCCATTGCTTTCAACTCCTTCTGGTTTCTTCTGAATCACCCACGGATCCATCCGCTCGAGGAGCTCGTGACGCAGCACCGTCACCCCCTGGGGGGCTTTGACGCCGAGCCTCACGCGGCCTCGCTCAATCGCACACACCATGACCTCGATGCCGAGGCCCTCGAAAACGATCGATTCGTCCATCTTCCGACTGAGAATCAGCATCCGCGTCGCTCCTTCTTGGCCGCGAGCGCGGCGATACGCGAAAGCGTGTCGGCACCGGCGAGCACCTCGCCGAGCCCGTCACGCCACGCAGTGAGCTCGTCGATGCAGGCGCCGATGACGTCATAGGCCACCGTGCGATCGCCACGGGCGATACGCTCGTCGAGCTCCAGGCCGTCGGCCTCGTCGACTGTGCCGTCACCGGTCAGGTAGACGCACTGTGAGAGTCGATCGGCCATCCGCAGGGCAGAGCCGCTGGCACCGCGGATCAATGCACCCCGAGGATCGTGTCCGCGAGTTTCGCGTAGTGCTCCTGCACCACCCAGTCCTGCCGGCCTTGGTTCAGCCGCCACTCCGGCCACTCCTGCCGAATGAGCTCGCAGAGCCGCTCGATCTCTTCCGGGGAGGGGTCGTCGGGCCTTGCCGTTCCGCCGCCCCGTCGGCCGCGATTGCAGGCCAGTCCGTTGTCGTCCGTGATCACGTGAGCCTCCTCGAGATGCGGAGGGTTTCGGCTTGCGTCGCTTTGTTGTCGGCATCCGTTGCCTCCTAGAAAAATGACCCGCTCGGCGTCGTGCTCTGCGGGATCCGTGCTTCCTTGCGATGCCGGCTCCGCCGGCTTCCTTCCGCTCGCCGTCTCCGACGCCGAGCGGTCCTGTTGTGTGGGGCGCAGTGTACGCGTGTTCAGGTATCCGTCAAGCGATTTTGTGCGAGCGAAAAGTGGTGGAAAACAAGGGCAAAACGAACGCCGTCGATTTCAATTTGTTTTCTCAGCAATTGCCGTTAGCGGTAATCTTGAGTGCAAAGCGTACCGATAGCGGTAAACACGTCAACCACAGAATCTTCCGAGGATGGCGATCGCCGCATCAATCACGCCCGCGATCGACTGGGCGAGCTCGCTCGAGGTGCCGAGTTCCTGCCCGAGACGCACCATCACCAGACTGTCAATCACGCGGGACCAGGTCAGGCGTTGCATGGCAGACCTCGCAGCAGCTGGGCCGGGAAGGGTGCGATCGTGACAAGCGACGGGGGCACGATCCATTCGTAGCGTTCGCCAGTGGGGTGCGTGGACGGCGGCAGCACGGACTGGGCCGCACGACCACCCAGCCGGATCTCGAGCGAGTCGGCTTTGACCACGGCTGTCAAAGGCATCCACGGCTCCCACTTGAACAGCCGGTGCTCCCCGCGGGCTGATCGCCACGTAGGCGTGTGAATGTCGGTGATGCCAAAGGCCGCGAGCTGCTCGACGCCGGCCGGCTCGTCGAACTCGACGTCGACCACGCCAGACTCAGGGCCGAGCAAGAGGCCGACGTTGGATCCGGCGGCCAGCCATTGCTTGACGTATGTCATGTCGTCGGTCGCTTTGGTCTGCCAGGCCGCACCGAGCGGCCGCTTCTCGCGACGAGCCAGCCGCACAAAGCGGCATCCGGCGGCGGCGAGGGCTTCGATTTCGTTCATTGGTTTCTCCGTGTGCGGGCCAATGATTACCGCTATCGGTAAAGATGTCAACACGAGGTGAGCCAATTTCCAACAAGTAGCAAAACAGGGCAGGCTAGCGACGCTTTCGCCGCTTCGGCTTCTGCCGCGCGGCAGACTCTTCGGCCTTCTTCTCGGCCTTCTTCGCGTTGGAGTGCGGGGCGAGCTCCCCGCGAAGGGCATGGCATCCCTCAACGCTCACCATCCAGGCCCGCTGGTTTGCCTTGTAGCCAGCCAAACGCCCCTCTCGAAGGCGCAGGCGGATTAGCCCGTCTGTGCATCCTGCGATGCCCACGGCTTCCTCAACCGAACAGAATTTCCCGTCGGGCGTCATCGCTTCCATGCTCCAACTCTACCGCCATCGGTAGTCGAGTCAAACCGATTCCTTGCCCAACCCCCCACACCGTCCGTATGGTGGGGGTAGCCGGGAATTGTCGAGCGGAGGGCATGGGCGTTGTAAATTGTACGCCCGTACAGTATGCTAGGTGACCTCGGCAAGGATGCCGGTCTGACTGCGATCGCAGTCAGCGGCAGTCTGAAACCCTGCCGTGAAGGATGTCGCCATGTTGGTTCGATCTCTTCTGCTTGATCGCTACGCTCCTCTCCACATGCTCTCAGACCGCACCGTCGGTCTGTACATGCACACCCTCGACCGCTTCCGCGATTACCTCGCGACCGTGCCAGGCCGAGTGGATCCCGAGCCCACGCTCGACGACCTCGACGACTTGGTCGTGAGCAGGTTTTTGCGTTACCGCGAGATCACTCCGCACCGCGGGAAAATATGTGCTCGCAATAGCGTGTTGAAGGATAGGACACAGCTGGTCGCTATCTGGACCTACGCAAGTAAGAAGAAAATGCGAAACAGCAAAGGCGAGCACGTCGAGTGGCCATCGCTGCCGCCGTACCGTGCCATTGAGCGAGTGCCCAGAGCGTATTCGTCTGAAGACGTCGCAAAGCTGATCAGACTCGCCAGAACACGGAGCGATTCCTACAAGGGAGCGATCGCCGGCGTGCCGAATGCCTGGTGGTGGTCGACGCAAATTTATGTGTCGTGGCTGACGGCCGAGAGGCTGGGCGCGATGCTGGCACTGCGGTGGGAGCAGATCGACCTGGAGGCTGGCGAGATCACGTTCCTCGGTGCGACCCGCAAAGGCAAAACCCGCGACATTGTTCGAGGCATCAACCGCCAAGCGGCCGAGATGCTTCTCGCCGGCCGCCGCCGGCCCGAGGATCTCGTCTGGCCGTGGGACCGGAAGCCAACGTCGATATGGGGCTCGCTGAAGGTTCTGTGCAAACGTGCCGGCGTCACGTACAGGGGCTTCCACGGATTTAGGAAAGCTTCCCTGAGCTACTACCACGCGGCTGGGGGCGACGCCACGCGGCTGGCTGATCACGATCGACCTTCGACAACTCGCAAAAGCTATTTCGATCCGAACATCGTCCGTGACGGTCCGTCGGCACCGGACCTGCTGCCACCGCTCGACCTCGGCGAAGAGCCGCCGGAGCGGCCGGCGGCGTGACTCACGACGGCTCCGCGATCTTCCGCGTCAAAACCTTCAGCGTCACGCGGAATTCCTTGTCGCGGAACCAGAGCTCGAGCAGCACCAGCCAGCACGCACTCGCCGCCTTCGCGAGCACGAGCTCCCAGTCTGGCGAGATCCCGTTGCGGGCCTCCCACTGCTCGCGGACCTGGGCGGCGAGCAGTTTGCCGACGTGCACCAAGTCGGCGTGGTTCCGGCCGCCCGAGCGAGCGATGATGCGGAGGTGCTCGTGGGGCCAGTGCCGTATGACGAGCCGCATGATCGCGCCCAGCCGCGCAGCGCCGCAGTCTTCTGCGATGCCGCCAAGCTGGCTGGCGATCTGTTCAGTGAGTCGCTGCACGGGCTCCACGGCTCACCTCTTAGGGCAGGTTCCGGTCGGGCACGCTTTGCATCGACATGCCCATCGAGAGCCGTCAGATCGCAGCGTATAGCCTTTGCCGCCACAGTCAGAGCAGACGGCCGGGACCGCTGGCTTGTCGGGCTCGCGGGCCGGGGGCGGCGGCTCTTGGGCGAGCGACGCGTAGGCCACGTTGACGCTGCCGGCCGTGCGTGCACGCTCCTGCTCGAGCAGCTGCGGATCGGCCGAGGTGGCCGCCAGCGCATAGAGGATCCAGTGCCACAGTGCGTGCATCTACCACCTCTCGTTGCGGAGTTGCTGGTGGCCGTCAGGGCCGAGCACGGCGTGAGCCAGGTGCACCTCGTCGGCATCCTGCGGGGCCGGCTCGCAGAACACCAGGGCCGTCAGGCCGAGCTTCGCTGCGACGGCCGCCACCTTGCCGATGAACCGCAGCACCGGTCTGTTTGGCTTGGGAGGGGCCGGATTGATCGGCGAGTCTGGCGACGTGGCAGCCCACCAAGTGAACGCGGCGATCGCAACTGCAGCCACGACAAGCTTCTTGTGATTCCCGGTCATTCGGCTTCGCTCCACATGCGGTGCAGATACAGAACCACGACGGCCCCGATGATCGATCCGACGAACCCGGCTGGGCCGGTTCCGAACGGCAGACCGCCGGCGATACTGCCGATGCAACCGATCGCGATCGTCGGCAGCCAGCCGGCCGGGATCCGCGACGGCAGAAGCGAACGGGCGATGCCGCCAACGATCGCACCAAAAATGGCCCACACGATCAGATTCATAGTGCCAGCCCCCAGTCAGCGTTTTGCAGATCTCGCCATTCGTAACTGGTGCCGATGGCCCACGAGTCGCCCTGCTGCAGGGCGGCTTCAATGTCTCGCCGACGAGCCCAGAACGATCCATCTGGCTGGTCGTCTGGCCAGCGAGGACCTGACACCCACTTCACATACCAAGAGTTTTGAATGAGCCCCATGTCGTCAGGCGAGCCGTTGGCCTTGTGCCTCACGCCCCACACCAGCATCGCATGCGACCACGACGAACCACGCGAGAGTGCGCCGTCTGCGTCACGCACTCGTGGCGTCGGACCGTAGCCCACCTGCGAGCAGATGGCCACGGGCGTGCCCCGCTCTATCGCCGCACACAACTCCGCCCAGGTCTGCACCTGCACGCACTTGGCTCGACGCTTTGCAGCCTCGCGGCCGAGCTCGAGCGGCACGCCGTCGCGGCCCCACGCCCTTGAGAGCGGGATTGAGTATGTGCGGAGGTCGAACGCACCGTACTGCTGGCGATAGAGCACGCCACCGATCGTCTTGTCTTTGCAGTTGCCGGTGAGCCACCTCGCAGCTGCTCCTCCGTAGCTGCCATCTCCTCCGTAATTGCGTTCCATCGGAGGGAGTCTCGCCGACGTGCGGGAACCTCCGTAGATTGGCTCAGAAGCACATTCCAGCGGTGGCTCGCGTGTCTTACCGGCAACGTGGTCGACGCACTCCGCGGCGTATTCGCCCAACCCGAAAGCCATTGAAACGCACGTGCCTGCATTTCCCTGGTCCCACGACTGCCACGGCTTCCCGTAGCGTCGCTGATGCGAGACGTTCACGGCACGATAGAGGAACGTGTCGCGCCCTGTGGCATTCTTCATCGCGTCGGCACCGGCCTCGGCGAACGTCGGCTCTTGGAGCTCACGGAGGAACTGGCGGACACCCTCCGGGTTGGGCGTGTAGCCGTAAGCAGCATCTACGCGCCGAAGGAACCGGTGCGTGTAGTGGTCGATCACCGCGCCTAGGATGGCGGCGGCGACGACAAACGCAATGGCGGACCAAGTCCATGCGCGGCCGATGCGTGTCATTCCTCCACCCCCTCGCCAATCCTCCGCACCCGCGGCAGTACGCGTGGCAGCACCGGGCCGGGGCCGTCTTCTCGCCGGCACTCGCACGGCTTCACCTGCTCGCGGATCGCCACGACCTCCTCGTGGATCATGGCCAGCCAGATCGGGCACGCTACGGCCGCTAGCATTACCATCAGGATGGCAATGAGGTGCAGCACATAGAGGCCGTTATCCACGATCTCCCAAAGCAGGTCGGAAAACTTCATCGGACCGAGTCCTCCGCGAGTTGGGCGAGATCCCGAAGCGCCTTCACCCACCGGCCACGGCTCTCTGCGTCGAGCGGTCCGCCACTGGTGCCAGCGTTCTCGTCGAGGTAGCGGCCGGCGACTGCGACGGCGTGAGGCTGGTCCTGCGTAAGCTTCCGCGGCAGGAACCTCCCCTCCGCGGCTGCGATGCGAACGTCCTCCATCTGCACGCCTGTCGTGATCCTGGGCTGCTGCTTGGTGCCGTCGAGCTCGAGGGCGTCGGCAGTCCCGCGGCAGAGCCCGGCGAACGCGGCCGCGTCCTCGGCGGCCTGTGGGCCGATCCACTTGCCGCGGAGCGAGAGCACGGACTCCGGGGCAGGGCCTGGGGCAGGGGCTGGCTGTGGAGCAAACTCCAGGGCTGCAGCCACAGCAGCGACGGCGAGTATTGCAGCTAGGATCGCGATCTTCTGGCGACTCATTTACGCGTGCTCCCGTGGAGGAGATCCAGCCAAAGCACATCGACCGCTTTCGCAGAGTCTTCGTCGAGCGTGTCTGTGGCCGCCAGCCGGTCGCGCACCTCGAGCAGGCTATCGATCGCGTCGCGGGCCGCCGGGGCCGGGGTGACTGCCGGAGCGGCCGCTGGAGCGGTCATGGCAGCAATCTGGTCCGCCAGGCTCTTGCCGACGTCTGCAGGCTGCTTGCCGGCGGGCCAGAACAGGTAGGCCGCTGCGGCGGCGAGGATGAGGGCTGTGATCATGCTGACCTCGTGATGGGGAGCAGGGATTCGATGGCACCGGACGCGATAGCGAGCACGAGCGTGCGGGTAGCCGGCCGGATGATGGACCAGAATGGGTACACGGTGATCGGCACGCATCGGTCGGCCACGCTGTCGAACAGGCTTGCGACCGCGGTGAGCACGAGCACCTTCTTCTCAGGGCCTGAGAGGCCAGAAATGTGGTCGAGGCCGGCCACAGCCTGGTGCAGCAGCTGCACGAGCAACTCGCCGAATTTCTGCCACGTCATGCCGGATGCCGCCTGCGTGCGTGCGGACACCAGGAACGCAGTGATCTGCGTCACGATCGCATGAAGGTTGTCACCTACTGCAACCATTAGGAGTTATCCGAGAAGGTGCCCACGCCAGCCAGCGCGATGTCAAACGTCACGCTGCCGCCCGATGGGTTCGCGATATAGACGGTCTTGTTGCCGGCCGTGACGGCGATGCCGTCCTGGTAGTCGGTCCAGCGGTAGCTCCCGCCGCGGTTGATCCGGGCTGCGTAGCCACTCGTGTCGGCCTCCGAGATCACCCCGTAAAGGATGTAACGGTTGGCGGCCGTCTCGTTGTTCACCACGATCACGTCGCGGAGTGTGGTGACGTTAATCTTGCCAACGTAGCCAAAGGCAGACGCTGGCAGGTTCGTGAGATCAAATGAGTACGCCTGACCTGCCGCGAGCACGACCTTGGTGGCCCACGCGACGTTGGCCTGGCCGGCCGCTGTCCCGTTGGCGACCGTCTGAGAGGACCGCACTTCTACCTCGCCCGTCACGCTGCCGACCAGCTGCGTGTCG